ATGAACTGTCCGGAATTACGTGCATCAATTGCCAGAGCTGGAATTACAAATCGTAAACTTGCAGAACATTTAGGACTTTCTGAACAGGCATTTTACAATAAAATTCAGGGAGATACTGAGTTCAAAGGAAGCGAGATTAAAGGTTTGGCAAAAGTATTAAATCTTTCTATGAAAGATGTCAATACTATTTTTTTTGATCGTGACGTGAATTAAATTCACAACAATTTCCGTCCTACGAATCGACAATGAATAAGGAGGGGAGGGCGATAACATATCAAATCCGAGAGATGTATGGCGGTGTTAATTCTCCGATCAAAGTGGAATTGACCATATTTTTGTCAGGCCCCGATTGGTATAGACTTTCAAGTTCAGAAGCTTGGCATCATCTGGAAGCATACGTTGATCTGATTGAAAAAGAACGTATCCGCTCACAGCTCCAAGGGAAGATATAGAGACATCAAAAAACCTGCAGTAGATAATAGCGAATAAAGAAGGGGGTGATATCAATGATCTTAAAGAAATCCAAAGATTCTGGAGATTACAGTTGCGATAAAGGCAATGACAATGCCCTCGATGATACGAGCCGCAGTCTGAGATACTTTTTTATGTTTCTTGGCTCTTTCCTTGGGGCACTTATTGGAACGTTTTTCGCAGGACTTCTCATATAAAGCGAGTTCGTCAATCCTATGAACGTTGATTGCCCATATCCACGGGGTTGCTTTAAGCAGATAGTAGAATGGGGGATTTCCGATTGAGCAAGGTAAGTATACGGTCAAAAGGCACGATAACAGAGATTTCCATTAATGGAGTGCCAGTGGAGAAAAATGCTTTGCATTTCCGGCTAGAGCAGGATGGTGGCGAATATCCCAGGTTGCTCCTTACCATTTTGGTTGATGAGTTAGATTTGGAGTGCGATGCCGAAGTAGAAAAATCTCGTGTGAGGGGGTGAGAGAGATGGAAGCCATTTTGAAAGGCGAGGCAAAAGAAATCGCTGACCTCATATTTGCACTACAAGGCCAGCAAAGTACATGTTTGCAGATGGATACTAAAGCTGTTGCTCAATCCATAACTAAGAAGGAGGAACCGCAATGACCCCCAAACAGAAAGCGAAAATACTCAGGGAGATATACGGCGGTCTAATGACGTTGGAAGATGTCCGGCGAGAGCTTGGCTGTACAAAGAGATGGGCCAAGCAGTGGCTGGAAAACCACCAGATATTCGGCATCAGAATGAGCGAAAAGAGGGTGAAATACGATGCAGATATGGTGGCATCCGCTATTGTGCGTGACATGGGTGTGAGCGCATGAGATCAAAAATAATTGCCCCCACCCGTGATAGCGCACGGATGAGGGCGGAAGAACAGGACAAGTCCTAGCACCTTGTATTTTATCATGGTGCGGGACGGAATACAAGGAGGAAAAGTTATGAAGTACGAAGAATATCGGTCTATGCTGGACGGGCTTGGTTATCGGATGAGGGAAGTTGTACTAAAAGATGTAGCAAACGACCCGGAGTTAAATATAGAGCAAAAAGTTGCGTTGGCAAAATTGCAATACTAATTTTTGTGGATCGGGCGTATCCAGATCAAATCTAAATGAAAATAGGAGTTTACGAAAAATATGGATGAAACATATATGAAGAAAATGCAGGGCGCTAATGCGGTGCTGGCGAAAGAGCTTCCAGAGCAAATCAGCCATATGCTGCTCGGAAAAGGTCTTACGCTGGTTCAGGCCAAGACGATCCTGGATCGAGCGAAGGACCTTCTGGAGTACGCAATAATTTAGAAAGGAAATATGTAATTATGACTATAGGAGCTTGGGTATTCGTTATTTTCATTGGCGTTATCGGACTATCCATTGCAGGATTTCTGTTATGGGGAGCAGTAACGACAGATATTCAATATGATAAAGGACTTAAAATCGGCCTTTCGGTTGCAACGGCGGCAACAGTTCTAATCACAGCATTAATCAGTGGCATATATATCTGGTATCGCCTCAATTCAGAGAGTGGCCGGCGGGCGTTGAAAGATCAACAGAGCAATTTGTCAGGCGGAATTGAGCGGACAGTATCTGTTTATGACGTAAATGGTCAACTTATCAAAGAATATTCTGGGAAGTTTGATATTGAAACAGATCGTGAGAGTTACATTCTGTTTGATGATGAGGACGGGAACCGGCACATGATTTATTACACAACTGGAACAATCATTGTGGACGAAAAATAAAACGCCCCATCAGGTGCTGGACACACCTGACGAGGCTGGCAAACCTAACTGACCACACCAATTAGGCTTGATAGATACATCATACTAGAACATCCGTTCTCTGTCAAGCCGGAAAGGAAAATTTTATGAAAAAAACGCTTGAAGAGAACGACAGCATTAAGGATCTTGGGACGCAGAGCCGGAATTCTAGGAGGCACATGAACAATCTGGAACGGGATCATTATGGAGTTGATGTGCCGGAGCTGCTTAAAACGGTTCGGAATTTAGCCGAAGTCATGGCGATAATCCTGGATCGGGAGGACAGAAATGAAAACTCCAAATGAGACGGTCCGCCGCATCACCCAGCGGGCTATGGAGCGGCACCGGCTGTCGCAAAGGGGCCTTGCCCATGAAATCGGATGCGGCGATGGCTCTATTGCAAAGCTCCTGGACGAGCAGGAGGTACGCCTTACTCAAGAGCAGTGGTTCTATTTGATGACGTTGGGAGGAATCAAAATTGTTTGAGTTTTTTTCCGCAGTGTGCGTGGTGTGCATCGTGATCTGTACCGCCCTCGCTGTGGCGGAATTTATGGAAAAGAGGCGGAAGAAGTGAGGACGCGAGAGCAACTGCGCCGTGAAAGACGGTCTGAGACAATTACCTTTATAGGTATTATGGTTTTATTAGGGCTTGTATTCGCTTTTGGAATGGGAGTTGGGCTGGCATGCGGATGATGGACATTGAGCATCCAGACGTTGCGGCGATTCAGCGGACAGGTTATCCATCCTGGATTGAATGCGAGAACAAGGACACAATGGCAGAACTAAAGGAATACGCAACAGAATATGCACTTGAGATTATCAAGTGGCTTCTGGACGGCTATCCTGGCATCATTCGGGAATTTTCAGAATATGCCACGGGTTACGGAGCCACGACTTATCAAGACTGGCTGAATTGAGGGATATGGAGTTGGTTATATGGAAACTACAACAAAACTGCTTACATGGGCAACTGAAAACATAGGTCCACTGGAAGAGATTCAAGCTATAAACGGGACAGTTCGTGTCAGGCTGAAGGATGGGCGATCTGGCTTTTTAATTATGGGATTTGACGGGATACCAGTGGCGAACCTTCCGCCGGAGGTAGGAATATGAGCCGCTTAATTTGTGTAATGGGTGAATCCGGATCTGGGAAAACAACGGCTATGCGGAATCTGGACCCTAAAAGCACCTATTATATTGACTGCGACGGAAAAGGACTGGCCTGGAAAGACTGGCGGAGCCAATACAATGAAGCCAATAGGAATTTTGCATATACCAGAGACATTCAGAAAATCGCTGGCCTAGTTGTCAATATCAGCCAGAAAAAACCAGAGACGAAAACCATTGTCATCGACACGTTGAACACCTGTATGGTGGACAAAGAAGTAAAAAGTATGAAAGAAACGGGCTTTGGCAAATGGATAGACTTGACACAGTTTGTGTGGGACTTGATCGAGACAGCCGGCCGGCAGCGGGACGATCTGACCATCATTTTTGTCATGCATAGTGAGACGATTCGGGATGATTTTGGATACAGCTTTACAAGAATTAAAACGAATGGCAGAAAACTGGAAAAGCTGGTCCCGGAAAGTCTGTTTGGGACTGTTCTGCTGGCCAAGAAGACCGATGATGACCGCTATATATTCGAGACGCAGGCAAAAAACAGCACAGCAAAAAGCCCCATGGGAGCCTTTAAATCCTTTGAGATCGATAATGACATGGGATTTGTTCTAAAGGCATTGGAGGACTTCTGATGGGTAAGGCAAAGGACGAAGGGGTAACCAGCTATACCAAAGTAACCGTAGACCTGTTTTTCCCCGATGACCGTGTATGCTGTGAATTTTGCCCATTATTAGAAACATACGCAAGAAAACAGTGCCGAAGGACGGCTGAATACATCGTAGACACTCGTTATAGAGGGTATTGGTGCCCTTTAAATATTATCGAAAATACGGAGGAATAGAGTAATGAAACAGTTTAGCGGATTTGAAGCCAAGAAGTCTGCTGGGGCCAGAGAGCTCCTTCCTGCTGGTGGCTATGTCGCCAAAATTCTAAATGCCGAGGAGGTTTCCTACGACTGGGGGAATGTACTTCTGATCTCCTTTGATATTCTGGAGGGCCAGTACAAAGACTTTTTTGCAAAGGATTATAAAGAGCAGGATCGAGAGGACAAGAAATGGAGAGGAACTTACCGCCTTTCTGAGCCAAAAGATGACGGGAGCGAAAAGGACGGATGGACTAAGCGCGCTTTTGGAAATGCTGTCTGGTCCATCGAGGCCAGCAACCCTGGCTACCACTGGGACTGGGATGAAACGAAGCTGAAAGGAAAACTTGTTGGCGTTTTGTTCCGCAATCGGGAGTGGGAAATGAACGGAAATACTGGTTGGACCACGGAGTGTTGCGCTCTGACTGATGTAGACGATATTCGGCAGGGAAAGTATCGACAGCCAAAGGACAAGCCGTTAAAAGTCACCAGTGCCGCAGAAAACAGCTTTGCCCAAATCAATGAAGACAGTGGGGAGCTGCCCTTCTGATGGATCATTTTTCGGTCAAGCGCGCCCTATCTACAATGTCCGTTTTATGGGACACTAGAGAACAGGACACACCACGGGCCAGAAAACGTATGGAGCAGATCGAAGCCCCGATTGAGAGAGTAGCCCTCTCTTTCGGGGATTACTCCGTTAAGTGTGACACATTGGACTTAAGGGACCAGGTAGCTATTGAGCGTAAGATGGATTTGACCGAACTGGCTCACTGCTATTGTCAAGACCGGAAACGCTTTGTCAGGGAGTTTAAGCGGGCTAAAGAGGCGGGGGCAAAGTTATACCTCCTGGTGGAGAATGGGAGTCTTGACGAGGCTTACAGCGGCCATTATAGGGCAAGAGTTCACCCGGCATCACTAACGGCCTCTATGCTGGCTTGGCTGGCCCGCTATAACTGCCAAATCCTGTTTTGCAAAGAGGAGAACAGCGGACGGGTCATCCATGATGTACTGTACAGGGAGCTAAAGGAGCGATTGGAGGAAATGCCGGATGAAGAAGAAATTTAGAATCACCTGCACCCATAATCCCCAGGACTTTTTCAATGGACAGGAACCGGCGGAACTTTCCAAAACTTACATAACCGACAACTTAGAATTGGACACCAGCAGAGAAATCCATGATGGTTACCAGGTGATTGTATCGGAGGCTGAAAAGGATGAAGAATGAAAAGCGGAGAATTAAGACCGACCACCTTCCGTGCCGCTATGACTTTAAGGTTATGACCAATGGAAGGCCTATGACCCTGTACGACTTGACGATGGATGAGCTGACCTGTCTCATGGATGTTTATTTCAGAAACGGATATGAGCAGATATATGCCAGAATCGCCTCAACATGGGAGTAAGCTATGGACGAAAAAGCAGGGTGGATCAAACTCTGGAGAAAATTTGCGGATGACCCCTTATGGGTTTCGGAACCATTTACCAAAGGACAAGCTTGGGTTGACCTGCTTCTTATGGCCCAAGGGACGGAGAATACAATTTTCAAAAATGGGAAATTTATGGAGTTCCAGCCTGGAACTGTCTATAAGAGCATCTTAGAATTGTCCAAGCGATGGAAATGGAGCCGGAACAAGGTTAGTAGATTTTTAAAATCCCTCGAAAATGAAACAATGGTTGAAACAAAGAGTGATACAACGAATGGAACAACGATAACCATTGAAAATTGGGAGGTTTACCAGGGCAGAGGGCAACAAACGAAACAACGCCGTGAACGAAAATCGGACAACTCACGGACAACGGACGGACATAATAAAGAAGGAATAAGAAGGAATAGAAGAAAAGAAGATAGCTGCGGCGTCGCCGCGCCGTCTGAGGACGGCGGGCTCCCCGCCGAGGGGACGGGTGATGACTCCATTGTGATTGATGGGAGGTTGTACAGATTCCCATCCAGGTGGAGACGAGACGCAGAAGCTATGGGGAAGGACCTTGGCCTGTTCGTAAAGGGGATGTACCAATGAGCTATGAGTTCAAGACTGAAGATGCTTATGGATTGGCCAGGGCCATCGGGGCCGATATCCATGAAAAAGGGGACGAGCTGTTTTTCAAGTATTGCCCCCAGTGTCGGGGAGGCGGAAATCGGGACAAGAATACATTTTCCGTGAATCTTAAAAGCGGTCTGTTCAAGTGCTTCCGAGCGAGCTGCGATTACCATGGACATTTTGTAGAGCTGGCAAGAGATTTTGATTATGACTTGGGTTTCGGTGAAAAGCGAGTTTACCGAAAACTGCCACAGAAGCCGGTAGTAGTTCGGAATGGAGCAATCGAGTACATGGCAAAACGGGGAATTAGCTCCGAAATTTGCCGAAAGTATGAACTGACCACTCGGACAGATAACAAGGACATTTTGGTTTTCCCCTTTTACGATGAGACTGGTACACTCCAATTTGTCAAATACCGCAACATGAAGTTCCGCAAAGGCATTGACAAAAACAAAGAATGGTCTGAGGCGGAAACTATGCCAATCTTATTTGGAATAAAGCAGTGCAAGGACTTTGACCGCCTGATTATTACGGAAGGGCAGATAGACAGCCTATCAGTAGCGGAATGCGGCTTTAACAATGCGGTTTCTGTTCCAACGGGGGCAACAGGCTTTACATGGCTTGCAAATTGCTGGGACTGGATTACAAAGTTTCATGATGTTGTGGTATTTGGCGATAACGAGCATGGGAAGATCACGCTGGCTGACACTTTACGGGCCCGCCTCCCACAGACGGTAAAGGTGGTTCGTAAAAAGGACTACCTGGGGGAAAAGGACGCGAATGATATTCTCCTGAAATATGGGAAACAGGCAATCAGGGCGGCAATCGAAAACGCGGAGATACCCCAGCTGGAAAATGTTAAAGACCTGGCTTTGGTACAGTCGGTGGACATCAACGCCCTGCCGAAAATCAAAACCAATATCCCGGATATAGACCGTCTGATTGGCGGATTGGTTATGGGACAAGTGATTTTGCTAACCGGAAAGCGGGGACATGGAAAGTCCACATTTATGAGCCAACTGGTCTGTGAGGCACTGGATCAACGAGAGAATGTATTTATTTACTCTGGTGAATTGGCTGATTATCACTTTAAACGATGGATCGATTTTCAGCTAGCCGGAACGGATTACATAAAGGCCATTCAAAATATCTATGGGGACTATGAATATACCATCGGGGACGGCGTAATTCGACAGATCAGTGATTGGTATAAGGGCCGCGCTTATATATACGACAATAACTGGCTTCCGGAGGATGGCGCGGAATTTGAAAGCCTTCCAGAAACCATTGAAAAAGTCATTAAGCAATACGGAGTTCGGCTAGTCTGCATCGACAATTTGATGACAGCTATGGAAACAGTTCAGGAAAACGATCAGCTTTATTTGGCACAGAGCAATTTTGTGGGTCAGCTTAAAAAGATCGCTGTCAAATATGATGTAGTTGTTATTCTGGTCGCTCATCCCAGAAAAAGCAAATTGGAGTTTGACAACGATGATGTGGCCGGTTCCGCAGACATCACTAACAAGGCCGACGTAGTCATGTCCTATGAGCGAATAGAAAATGACGATACATGTGATAGCAAGCTGTCAATTACAAAAAACCGTCTGTTTGGAAAATATGCCACGAAGGACAAAGCCATAAAACTGTGTTACAGCGAGAGGACAAAAAGAATTTTTCCTTATGGACTTTATCCAAGGCATTACGGGTGGGAGGATTATTTTCAGCCAGTGGAGGAGGAATTGCCACTATGACAGAACTTCCTTTTGAAAGAGCGGCCATGCGTGGAGAGCCGATGTCGGATAGTTTGGATTTTATTGATGCAGTAATGTATCAGGGTTTGGCAGCATTATATTTTAGATTTTTTCAAAAGGCGATTACGCAGGAACAAGGACAAATTGAAAAAAAGCACCTGATGAGAAAGTACACAGTAGAACGGAATTTGAAATCGTATGAAGATATTATGTACCGTTGGAACAGCGATTTAAGAAAAGCAGTTGAAGCCGCCCAAAACGCCTACCGAAAAAACCGCACATTGGAGAACGCCGACAGGTTGAGTGCGGCGCTGGATGGGAGGCTGTGATGAATACATACATTACGAACCATATGGACGATATTAAGCGTGCCCTGCTGGGCGACAAAGAGGCGGCCAGACGGCTGACGGAGGCGGGGGTGCTGCTGCCGTGTCCAGGGTGCAGAGGTGAGGACGCGAAGCACAGGGCCGTGATGGCATGTGTAATGATTGAATGCCCATGTGGGTTTATGGCGGCGGGGTACGATTTGGAAGAAGCACGGCAGATATGGAACACCCGCGCGCCGATTCTGAGCGCGGAGGAGATGGAGATGCTGGATGAAGCTACTTGAATTATTTGCAGGAACACGCTCTGTAAGTAAGGCGTTTGAAAAGAGAGGCCATCAGACGTATAGCATAGAGTGGGACAAGTCATTCCCG